CGCGATGGACATGATCGCCAAGGATGTAGGCGACCTAGACGAGTTTGTGTCCAGCGAACTCGGCTACCCAAGCGTAGAGGAAATGCACTCGGCGTTCATGGGCATCCAGACCGACGCCATCGCCGCGGCTATCTACCAAATGAAGCGCGGGAAGGCGATCATTGTTGGCGACCAGACGGGCCGCGGCAAGGGAAGAATTGCAGCCGCGATGATTCGGTGGGCTGAGATGCACGGCCACCTTCCCATCTTCCTCACAGAGAAGTCCACGCTGTTCTCTGATATGTACCGCGACCTCAAGAACATCGGGTCCGGCGACACGATCAACCCACAACTGATGAACGCCGGAGCTTCGATCACGAACTCAGTGACAGGCGAGAAGATTTACCGGAACCAGGGGGCTATGCGTCCTGTGCTCGACAGGATACGCGAGACTGGACAACTGCCGGCTGGCAAGAACGCTCTCTTCCTGACCTACTCGCAGATCAACACGGACAATCGCCAGCAGTTGACTCTGCACCGACTGGCACCGAACGCCGTCTTCGTGCTCGACGAAGCGCACAACGCTGGCGGAGCTTCCGCAACCGGCTCGTTCGTCAGCGAGGTAATCGACAAATCGAAGGGCGTTGTATTCCTGTCGGCGACGTGGGCGAAGCGTCCGGATAACCTCCCGGTGTACGCAGGAATGACGGACATCTCTATCGCCATCCCTGACAAAGACCGCGTGGTGGATGCCATCGCTGCGGGTGGTGCGCCACTGCAAGCGGTGATGACGAACCAGTTGGCGCAGACTGGGCAGTTCGTTCGCCGCGAGAGTTCCTTCGATGGGATTGAGATCAGGAACGAGGTTGACGAAGCGAACCAGGCGAAGCACGAGAAGATTTCCGACAAGGTGACGGAAGCACTCCGCGCGATCACGCAGGCTGATGCGGCTTTCCATGACATCGACTTCGCGCGTGTCGTAGCGGAGATGAAGAAGGCTGGCAAGTCCGCAAACTCGAAGAAGGTTCAAGTTAGTCACATGGAGTTCTCGTCCATCGTTCACAACATGGTCAAGCAACTCTTGCTGGCGCTCAAGGCTCACGACTCAGGCGAGAGGATTATCGCCTCAATCGAGGCTGGAGAGCGACCCATCTACGCGCTTGAGAACACGATGGGGGCGTTCCTGTCCAGTTACATCGAGGGCAACAATCTCTCAGAGGGCGACTCACTCAAAGACCTCACCTACGCGAAGATCGTAGACCGAGCACTGATGCGGACGCGCTACTACAACGAGACGGACGAGATGGGCAGCAAGCCAGTCCGCATCGAGGCTCCGCTGGACGATCTAAGTCCTGCCGTGCGAGAAAAGTACGATGCGGCGCAGGCACTCATCGACAAGCTGGACGTTGATCTTCCCGTCTCACCTATCGACTATATCCGCAACCAAGTGGAGAAGGCTGGCTACAAGATCGCCGAGATCACCGGGCGTGACTGGCGCATCGACTACAGCGGCGACCATCCGAAACTGAGCACCGTCCCAGGCATCGAACGCAAGGATCGCGTCAATACGGCGACTCAGTACAACAATGGCCAACTCGACGCACTGCTCATCAATCGGTCAGCGTCGGCTGGCATCTCGCTCCACGCATCCCCAGACTTCCTCGACCAGCGGCCCCGGCACATGATCGTAGGTCAGCCGGCCGGTGACGTGAACGTGGTCATGCAGATCCTTGGGCGCGTCAACAGGACTGGTCAGCTCGTCCTGCCGCGCTACACATTCCTTTCTGCGGCACTCCCGGCTGAGATGCGGCCTGCCATCGTGTTGGCGAAGAAGATGAAGAGTCTGAACGCCAACGTATCGAGCAATACACGCTCGGCTACGTCGGTGAAGGCTGTCGATATGTTCAACAAGTATGGCGACAAGATCGTAGCGCAATACTTGATCGACAACCCCGATATGGAGAGGCTGCTTGGGGTGGATGTTCAGGCTGGCGAGAAGGGGGAGCCGTCCGCCAATGAGGGGCTGGCGATGAAGGCGACCGGCCACTCTGCGCTGCTGACCGTCAAAGAGCAGCAGACGTTCATGGACTCGATCACCGAGGCGTACACGAACTACATCAACTTCCTCGACGAGACGGGCCAGAACGATCTTGAGCCTGTGACCTACGACTACGACGCGCGGGAGACGCACAAGGAGCGCATGTACCAGGGGACGGACCCGAGTTCCCCATTCGGGCAGGACGCTCATTACGGCGAATACTCGATCAAACGCCAAGGGAAGGCTTTTACTCCTGAAGAAGTCAACGCCAAGATCGCGGAGACGTTCGGGCCGGAAGTAATGAAGCTGCCGCCGTATCAGCGGGACACTCTGTTTGCGCGGGATATGGCGGCATACTTCAACGAACTGTACAAGCCTTATCGAGATGGTCTAACCAGCGAGGCGTCTATCGCGAAGGCTGGAGATATGGTTCGTCGCGGGAGCCAACTCCTGAACGAGTATCGTGTTGGATCGGCGTTCTCAATCGAGATCGGCGGCGACGTGGCCCATGCCGTTGTCATCAATATCGAAGGGTCGAAGAAGACCAGCGGCAACCCCTACGCGCCGAGCTCGTTGCAGTTCACGCTGGCGATCAATAGCCCGCTGCGGTCGATCAAGGTTCCCGGCTCCCAGATCAGCAAGATCACGACGGCGAACCTCGGCAGGAATGCGGACATCAACCACCTATTCAAAGATGTGTTCGGCGACAGTCGGCAGAAAGCGAAGATCATCACCGGCAACCTGCTAGGCGCTTATGGCGAACTGAAAGCCGGTGTCAAGGGCCGAATCATCAGCTTCACTATGGCCGACGGGACTAGCCAGCTCGGTATCCAGATGCCGACCAAGTTCGACATCAAGACGGATCTCGAAGACACCTACGCCATGCGCTCGCCGGAAGCGGCTGCGGGGTTCATCGCTTACCAAGGCGATAACGTCGTCCTGCAAAGCAGTGGTGGCGAAATCAGCGTTTTTGGTAACCACACTGGGGCTGTGACGCTCAGGACGCCAACGTCTAAGGCGAGAGCGGGTAAGTTCTTCCTCGATCCGCGACTGCGCGAACTGGTCGTCGGCGGAGAGTTTGTCTCCTCCGGCGGGATAATGAAGGCCACCGTGAAGGACGGCGAGGAATTGGACGCCTTGAAAGTCATCATGGGCAAGATCGCCCTGTATGCACAGAAGGATCTCATCAAAACAGCGCGAGAGTTTGACGAGAAAGCGCAGGCTGGAACTCTGTCGAAGCCGTCAGGACTCCGAAAGATACTTGGTGGAGAAGAGGGATTCGCGGAAGTGGGCGCACTTGTCCCGCCGAGCTTCCAGAGGATCGCGCAGAAGGTTGGAGCCTATCTTCAGAAGGCTGTACCGGCCACATGGGGCGAACTCTCGAAGGCGGTTGGGACGGCGGTGAAGACACCCAAGGCCATCGGGTACGAGATTGCGTCTGTTCTGTATCCTGCGATGCTGGCCGACGCCGACGCGCGCGACATCATGGGACGTGCGCTGGGTGAGCCTGCGCTGGAAATGTTCAAGGCGAGCCAGTTTCTGAGCGGCATGGACAAGATGTTTGAGGGGATGCCGGAAGATGACTGGTACAAGTTCTTCGATAGGTGGATGACGGGCGAAAAGCAGCCTACGCCCGACCTCCAGAACGCTCAGGAGATGATGGAGTCGGCACTAAAGGCCCAGCGTATGAGCGAGCAGGCGACGGCGAACCTTGGGCGCAAGAAGAACGATCAGATCGCGCTGCAAGACCGAGCAAACTACGCGCCCCTACGCTACTCCACCCCTCCAGGCAAAGAGAAAGGCCCCACCGAAGAGGAGCGTATTGCGCGCGTCGGAGAGCCGAGGCGTCCTTTCCAGGGCTCAAAGAGTTTTATGAAGCAAAAGAGGTACGAGACCGCCAGTGCTGCTCGCGCTGATGGAGGCGTGCTGCTTGGCAACCCTGTTCGTGTAGTCCTGCGGCGCATATCGGAAGGCGCGAAGTGGGAAGCGGCCCAACACGCGCTCTGGAACTTCCGTCAGGTTGGGAAGGTCGTCTACAAGTCAGCCGGCGCAAAGATGCCCGATGGCTTCGTAAAGATGCAGGACAATATCGCCCGCATCTTCCGTCCTGTCGAGACTGCCGAGGGCGGTACAGTCTTCGTCCAAGGTGGCGAGTGGGTCATCGAGAAGGATGCTGGGCGGCTCCTCAACAACTACCTGAGCAGCGACCCTTTCCGCAACTCGCTGGCCGGCGGAGGCTTCGTCAAACTCGTCACCTCTTCGATGGCGTTCAAGATGGCAGGCTCCCCCTTCCACTACGGGATGATGACCTTCTGGGGTATGACCGAGGGAGTTCACGCCGGAATCGACGAGCTATACAATCATGCGCTGCGCGGCACAGATCCAGCCCACGCGCTCGCTGGCGCAAAGAAGCTGGCCACCGCGCTGGTAAACCCCATCGCCAAGACGCTTGACGGCAATCGCATCGTCAAGATGCTCAAGGACCAGGGCGACTTTATCGACACTCCAGCAGGGCAGAAAATGCTGCGGGACTATCCCAATCTCCCTGAACTACTGAGGCTCGTGTTCGCTGGCGGCTTCCGCATGGGGACAAACGAGGACATCCCTGACAGCACGCCTATGAGCATCCGCAAGGACGTGGCCGCAGGACGCTTGCCCAGTGCGGCGCTGAAGACGGTACCGTTTCTGGCTAGGATCGTCTCCTACCCCCTGTTCCAGTTCATCATCCCGCGCATGAAGCTGATGGCGAACATCGAGAAGCTATCGATGGAGCTTGACCGGCACTCTGCGGCGATTGCGGATGGGAGCATCACCCCGGAGACGGTAGCTCGGAACGTCGTCGCGGTGAACGAGAACAGCTTTGGTGAGTTCAACTACCAGAACAACTACTGGAACAACACGGTCAAGACGGCAATGCAGATGCTCCTATTCGCGCCAGGCTGGAAAGAGGGCACATGGCGCAGCGCAGCGCAGGCCGCAAAGGAGGTATTCACTCAGGGCTACGCCGACAACTTCTACGAGAAGGTCGAGGCAGAAGGGAAGGCGAAGGGCTGGAGGAAGTATCCTGCGAAGCTCCCCGCGCTGGGGCAGAACACAGGACGCCTAATGTCGGCGCTTATCGTGGCCGCCCTGATCGCTACGGCCATCGCAGAGTACCTACACCACCTCTACGGCAAAACGACCCTGAGTGAAGAGATTCAGCAGGACATGAAGGGCAACGGCCTGAACTTCCTACAAGCGGCTGACCTCGAAGTTCTGCATCCGCGCTCAAGCAAAGTCAATAAGTACGGGGAGCCGATACGCTTCACCCTGCCGAGCGACTTGCGCGACTACGAGCACGCGGCGATTCATCCTTTGGACTACGCCGGGAACTCGCTAGCACCGTGGCTGATTGGCGTCATCAACACGCTCCGCAACCGAGACTTCAAGAACGATTACGTCTACGATCCTGCGGGCCACGAGAAGCTGAAAGAGGCGATCTACTACAACCTTGGGCAAGATGCTGAACCCATTGGCGTGGAGAACTACCTGAAGAAAGGTGGCCCGCAGGACACTTCAACGAAGATCGAGCAGAGTGCTGGAGTTATTGGGGCTGGACCGAAGGGCTGGGATGAGACTCGCTCGGTCGCACGCGCTCTTGAGTTACGGGAAGCGCACAATCCTCGTGGCCCTCTGACACCCGCAGCGCAGCACGAGAAGGACATGCTGGTCGCGGCACCGCCGACGAAGTATCAGGCAAAGAAGGCGCTGAAGCAGAAGGACATGACCGAACTGGATAAGATCATCAGCAGTCCGCAGTTCAGCTATACTGACGCCAAGGACGTTTACGACCACGCCACGGTCGAAGAGAAGGCAACGATGAAGCCTTTCCTTGACAAGAAGATGCGCGAGGCCACCGCCAAAGCAATACGAGATCGAAGGAGGTAACACCGCCAATGGAAAGTATCCTGTCACCGTTGCAAGAGGAACTCATAATCCTATCGCGCGAGATCATCGCTTTCGCCAACGAGAACAAATACAAGCCGAATATGGAAGCCATAGCCAACTTCAGGAAGCAGTATGGCGAGGATGCTCGCCTCGTCTATGTCAGCAATCTACTCGAGGAAGGTGGTCCGAGCGTCAACGGCCCTGAGTACGCCATCTATCTCGACAATTCCACATGGGTCAAAGAACTGGCCGAGAAATACAAGGAACGGTTCGCCGCTCGCGTCGAAGATGCGCGACTGAAGCTCGTTGAATTGAAGGTAGTTCCTCCAGACGAATCGTTCTACACGAAGTTCTTTATGAGTGAGATCAAGATTCGAGGAATAGCTTCTTACCTCCTCAGTTCTGCGTTTCAACTCGATGGTATCTCTGTGAACCCCACGCTGACGTCGGCTACGGAACTTATAGCCCCAGTGATGCCTTATACTTTTTCCTCTAGGGTCCGAGCGATTGATATGTAAAGGAACGCTATGTCCTGCAAACAACATACGGAAAAGAAGGTCGCCTGTCCAACCTGTAAAGCCGCCGCAGGACAGAATTGCCTTATGGCGCCGGGGACTTTCGGACGGTACCACCAAGAGCGCATCACTGCATCTCGCGGCAACTCGTATATAACGGGAGATGTTGCTCCAGAGGAAATACAAGGGCGTTATGACCCTTACCGCGCAAGGAAGAGGTCTATGAGGATTCTAAACTGATGAACCGCCGATCATTCCTGAAACTATTCGCCGCCGCAGGACCAGTCGCAGCCGTCGCGCCAACCTACTTCTTCGCTCCTGTGGGTGGGTGGAAGTCGGACGTGGTTGTGAATCCGAACAGCGTTCCGACTCTCGACCGGGTCTATTTTCTCGGCAAGAACGGCATCTACGAGAACGGGAAACTGATTAGCACCAGTCCTGAGTTGTGGGGCTTACCTTATTGGCAGGTAAACGACTCAGGCGTCTACGCAGGGATTTCGAGAAGTGGAGCAATCTAATGCCCGACGAGACACCAAAGTTGCTCATGCCGAAGCGTCCACGTAAGGCTCCGAAGCAGACGCCTGAAGAAATTGAGCAGGAGTGCCTTCTGTTGACGACGATGGAGAAAGCCATCGCTTTACTTCTGAGCGAGCAGGAGAAGCCGGACTACGAGTTGATCGCGGCCAAGCTCCACACGACCATAGCTGAGGTCAGCGCTATCGTGGACTCGGCGCCAATGAAACTCTATCTCCAGAAGCTTCAAGATAAAGAGTTGATCGAACTGGCGCGGCTGAAGGTGCGAAAGTACCGGCAGTTGGGCATCAATCGCGGCAGCATCGAGGCACGCTTGATGGACTTGGCAATGATGGACCCCTCAGAGACGAAGGGAAACATCGATGGACAAGTCAAGGCGCTGGCTGCTCTGGCTGACAAGTTCGGGTACGCCAATAAGGAAGACCCGCTGGCAGGCAAGAGTCCTGCGGAACTTGAGGCTATTCTGGTCAAAGGGCATAGCCGCCTGATTGAAGGCCGGACCAATGGAATACAGTGACTCCCAACTCAGGGAACTCCATCTAGCGGCCCTGGCATCGCTGCTCCTCGAACAACAGCAAGAGGAATTTGACCGCGGCCGCAGGACCGAGAACAAACTCTCCGACGCCGAGAAGCGCGAGATGGCCGACAAGGTACGCGGAGCTACATCTAGCACCTACACCTGGCTCACGCGCTACACCAAGACGTTCAATCCCCATTGGAAGGATCATGGCTGGGAGAGCCCCTACCGCGCCTTCCCCTCGTGGCCATTCGTCTACCCCCTATGTGAGTACCTCGAAGACGACTCCGAGCGCGTCAAACTGATCGAGAAGTCCCGCGACATGATGGCAACCTGGACCATCGCAGGATACTTCACCCTTCAATGTCAGTTAGTTGCGGAGCGTGAAGTGATCGTCCAGACCATGACGGACGAGAAGGGTTTTGAGGTCATCTCCTACGCCAAACATCTGTACGCCAGTCAGCCTCAGTGGCTGCGTGATGCCTTCCCTCTGCCGAAGCCGTTGGACAAGCAGCCGGCCAGCGAGTTCCGCGTAGGAACCTCAGTCATGCACGTCATCCCGTCGGGCATCGGCAAGATCCGCTCATACCATCCCTGGGGGATATTCTCAGACGAGACAGCATTCCAGCCGGAAGCTGAAGTAGCCTATGACGAGGCTAGGGCTTCAGGTGTGCGTAAGATCGTCCTAAACTCGACCGCCAATGCAGGCTGGTACTACGACTTCACGCACGATGCGACGATGGCGAGGGCGTAGATGAGCCTATCTGTCCTTGAAGCCGCCATCAGGAAGCTCGACGACGTTCCCGACCAGACTCGCGTAGAGGTAATCAGAGGAGTAACCCTCCGCAGGAAGAAAAGCGGCTTGACAGTGATGAGCCTTCATTATTCGGCCATCCCTGATCGTGACCCTGAAACCGATAAAGGGGCAGCTTGGTACGCCAAAGAGAATGGTGGATACGCTTCTCAGGCGATGTGGAAGAAGGAGCAGGAGATGGATGCCTACGCCACTGGCGGCGAGGCTGTCTTCGGCTCTGTGTTGAGCAACCCAAGGCTCTACGAACTCGTCGTCATCAGCGATCCATTCTGGTATCCTGACCCGCGCTGGGACGTGGTAGCGGGCTTTGACCACGGCGTCACGAACGCGACAGGACTCCTGAAAGCCTACATCCCCCGCGAAGAGATTGACTCCAGGACCGGCGAAACGCGCCCGCTGGAGATTTACCTGTGCGGCGAGTTCTATCGCTACCGATCGGACGACTGGGATAACAACGTCGACGAGAATGTGACTGAGATGCGGAAGATGCCCGACATCGACCGCGCCCGGTGGATCAAGGCCGATCCCTCGATCTTCTACGACGCTGTAGCGACGGACAAAGGAGCGCCGACCAACATCTACCAGACCTACAAAAAGAATGGAATGTGGCCGATGACCGCCTACGAGGGTGTACGGTCAGACGTTACATTCGTCGAGTGGGTCATGTCGGACTGGTGGAAGGGCATCGCTGGTGGAAGGAAGCCGCGTCTGCACATCGTTTGCCGGAACCCCAGCGACAGGCCGCAACCCGGTCTCCACCCGTTCGATTGCCCGAACCTGCTGTGGGAGATGAAGCGGGCCAAACGTGTGCAGATGACCAGCCGTCAACTTCTCACAAAGAACGCTTCTGAGGCTTTAGTCAACAAAAATAACCACTTACTCGATCCCTTCAAACAAATCCTAGGAACGGTCAGACTGCCTACTGAAGTTCCACGCGAGGAGATCATCGGTGGTCTCCTGCAAGGGTTGGATCCGTTTACGACAGGACTCCGAGGACGCTTCCTGATGAGTAAAGAAGCTTTGGAGGGGAAGCTGGGGCCGGATGGGAAGCCACGTAAAAAGAAGTCGGCGCCCCTCATAGACATGCGAAAGGCGCCGGGTGTGTTGCAGAGGCCGCGTTAGGCTTTCGGCGGAACCGGCTCGTCTGCAATCAGGCACTCCGTCTTCAGTAGCACCCCAGCAGCAGCAGCAGCAGCGTTCAGGGCGGCGCGCACGACGCGCAACGGATCGACGATGCCTGCGGCGATCATGTCGTCCACATATTGACCGTTGGAAGCATCGAACCCACACCGATGGGCTTTATTGTCTTCCTCGCGTTCGATTACGGTTTCCAGAACGTCAGGCTCAAATCCTGCGTTCTTCACTATCTGCTCCAATGGGGCCGACAGGACGCTGTAGAGCAAGTTCTCGCCCGTCTCTTCGCTTTCGGTGATGGCATTGGTCGGCACTACCTCAGCCATCATCCGAGCAAACAGCAGCGCACTCCCTCCGCCTGGTACAACTCCATCCGAGACGGCCGCACGGGTCGCGTGGATCGCATCCTCGACGCGGAACTTAGTCTCCTGTACGGCGTCGGCTGACGTTCCGCCTACCTTGATGACCGCTACCCCGCCAGTGAGCGCTGCAAGCCTTCCCTTGGCAGCATCGCGCTCGTCAGGACGCAAGCCCTCATCTGCGATCAGCGTCTTGATCCTGTCGAGGTAGGGTTCGACTTTATTCTCGCGGTAGAACTCACTGTACGGCGCCGCGGTGAGGATGGTCTTGCTGGCTGTGACGACGATGCGTTCGAGAAACCCAAAGTCTGAGTGGGCGAGCTGGTCGTAGTCCTTTCCCTTGGGCGACTCGATGCGCTTGGCATTGCTCAGTAGGCCAATGTCCTCGAACAAGTCGCGTCTTGCATCTCCCCACAGCGGGGCGCGCACGACGACGATTGGGATCCCGTTATCCGGCTTGAGTTTGTTCCGCAGGATGTGCTGCAACGCTTCTGGGTCGATGTCGTCGACGATCAGCAGAATCGCAACGGCTCTGGCTTCCTTCTGTGCCGCCTTGATCGCCGCAGTCATAATGCCAGTCGCTTCGTTGGCTGAGGACACGCGCCGGTCGATCAGAGCCACTGTCACATTGTCATAGGCTGCTCGGTTGCGCTGTACGTCAGTGATGAAGTAGGGATGCGCGTATCCTGCGTTCAACTGCATCCCGTCGACTACTTCGAGGACGTGATCCGGGGAATGGCTCTCTCCGATCGTTAGAGCGCCATCGACGCCAATCTTCAGAATCGCCTCCGACACGACTCTCGCAACTGCATCGTCCCCATTGGCGCTGATCCGTGCAGCCTGGAAAGCCAGTTCAGGGGAGCAAGGGACCGCCAGAGTCTCAAGGATTCCACCCTGGAACTTCTTTGCCTTCGCGTCATAGTCGCCCACGATGACCGTCTTGGCACGCTCGATGCCGCGGACAAGCTGCACAGGCTCGGCGCCGGCGTCGATGGCATCGCATCCTGCTTTGAAGATGGCATGAGTCAGCAGGACTGCGGTTGTGGTACCGTCGCCAGCTTCGTTCACTGTCTGTCCTGCCGCGCTCTTGATGAGGTCTGCGCCTTGAGACTCGAATGGGTCCGAGAGTTGAATCTCCTTCGCTACAGTTACGCCGTCCTTGGTGGAAATGACGACGCCCATGTGCCGGAAGAGGTTCCAGCGACCAGCAGGACCGAGAGTGACGCTGACTGCCTTGTTGAGTTTGGTTGCACCTTCAAGGAGAGCTAGACGCGCTTCCTTCCCGTACTTCTGAGTGTTTGCCATGATCTTCTTTCTCCTGATTCGTGCGGCGGTTGGCGGTTAGAGTGCGGATTCGTAAGGGAGTGCTGCGTAGTTGGGAGGGCGTAGGCGCTTGACTTCTTCGCAAAGGGTTCTGACGGTATCCAGCGCAGACTTGCTGAAGTCAACTCGGTCAGAGCCTATCGCCTCAGCAATGAACATTTTGATGTCGTATCCCGGATCACGCCCCAGCGTCATCGTTGGGTTAGAGACTCCTTCCAATATCCATGCGGCAATGTCACGCATTAGGTTCTCGGCATCCTCGACTTCATACCGGCGCACAAAGGAAGTGTTGGGATCGCCTGTCTCGAAGTCAGCTCCGATGGTTCCCGGCCTAAGTTGATGATCGTATTCATACAGCGTCACGTTGTTCATAGGTATTTGTCCTTTAGATCACGCAACCAGAAAAGCTGCTTTGTGCTGACAGGCTTCTTTTTGTCGGCAATGTCCATGACGAACTTCAACTCGTGCTGCTTCATCGTGTAGTCACCAACCGCAGGACGGATCATGTCGCAGAGGCGTGTCGCCTCGTCCCGCCTATCCTGATCGCTCATACCGGAATCGCTGAGGTCGTGATAGCTCATTCTGGCTCATCGTCGAACGGCGTTGCAAGTCTCTCCCCGAGGATCTCAGTCTCGGCCAGGATGAGGTATTGCGTCCCGTCGAACAACTGCTCGTAGCCGCTGTACTTGCCGAACAGGACGATGGCTCCCGGCTCGTACTCGGTGCAGTCCTTCCCTTTGGCGACGACTCTGCCCTCGGCTGGCTTCTCGTGGATGTTTTTCTGGTTCTCAATGGTGTAGTCGCCGCCCTCGATCTTCGTGGTCTGGGCTTCGACGGCGGTTGGGAGAATCAAATATCTCCCTTTATTTGGGCGGAAGGCGGTTGTATTCTTCATGGCTCCCATCATAGCGCACTATCGGTGCGTTGGCTCGGAATAGCGTTAGTTGGTGACACTCGTTTGTGATTGGCAGTCCACACTCGCATGTGTCCGGCTGATCCTTCGACTTGGCGACGAAGGCGTGATCGGTCGCAAGTAAGCGTCCTGTCATACCCCCCCCCGTTTCATTGATCGACCCTCGGCTTGGGTGGGCATGGTTTTGGGTTGTGTAGGCTGACAATGTGACACCAATAACACCCTCCTGCCAAATTATCTTCGCCCCATCCGAACCGCCGCTTAGCCTTCAGGTGGACGAGGTGCCAGCGCTCGAACACGCTTCCTCTGTACGGCAGGACTCCAGAGATGTGCTGAGGGTGTAGATTCAGTTCGCACTGCCCTCCAGACTTCTCGTAAGCGACGAACCTGATGGCTCCCTTCTGGTTGGGTGTGGGCTGTCCTCTGCGTGTGCCTGGGCGCACCTTGCGTACTGACGTCCTGCGGATTGGGAGGCTGCGGCGCTTCATATTGTCACGGTCCCGTAGACTTCCGCGATGGTGAGTTGCAAACTGTCGTCCTGTTCAGGCTTAGAAGGTGTATCGCTAAAGGGTTGCTCGACCGTCGCAGACTCCAGCGGCAGGACTCGCTGCATCTGTTCGCTCAGTCGTGAGCGCAGCGCTTCCTCCACCTCCCAATCGGCAAGCGTGTACCTTGTGCCAATCTGCGCGACTCCCAGCCCTTCCATAAAGCGCTGGACGATGAGTTTATGGGTGACTGGCATGTTCAGCTTCCTCGCGCTGGACCAGCAGCCTGACCTGATCCGCTGCCCACTGAGGCGTCTGGCCCTTATTCCATAATTCCAGTAGGTGTCGAAGCGTGCGGTAGGTCAACTCCGGCGCTCCGCCGTATCCGCGATAAAGCCTCTTGAACTCGAAAAGCCATTGTTCGAACTCTACTGTCATACCTCACGCCCTTTCGGTTTATAGTAGCGCCGCGCAAAGGCCGCAGCGTAAAGAAGATGCCTCATGCAGCGAATCTTGCCTCTCACCGCAGGACGAGGGCAATGGATACACTTCTCGTCGCGCCAGTGCTGCTCTCTGTATCGCCGTTGCGTGTCTGGATTAGGCTTATTCATTTGAGTACCACGGAATAACGTCTTGGTCCTGCCTGCGGCCCTTATCTTTTGAACTTTTCTTGTAACTCTTTGCCGGGGGAGCGCACGTTGCTAGAATCACCTTGTCATTGTCCCCGTCGAAGCAGTAATAAACAGGACTCGCCGGAGTAGCGGCCTTCGTCTCGAACACAATCTTGCGTATCCTGTCTTTGGGATCGTCTTCAGGATTCTCAATCGAGATTCCGAAGGCCCACTCTCTCCATCCATAGATTGAGCCAGCACCGCGGATGCGCTGAAAGATCGTTCCACCCTCGCTCTTGTTGAGATGATGCACCAGTGCGACCGAGCAACCTACTTCAGTCTGGATGCGCGTCAGGACCGCCAAGACCTTGGCCACTTCCCGGTTATCGTTCTCGTCGCCTTCCCATAGACGTCGAAACACGTCGAAAAAGGCTATTTCTATCTCTTTCTCTTTGAAAGCATTGATGATTTCACCGACGTCGACACTGTTCTGAAGCGAGAAGGTATCACTCTGCGCTCGAGTGTTGTAGTAGAGCCATTCGTTCAGGACAATCTCACTCAGAGCCCAGCCCACATCTCCGCCGGCATAGCCTTTGGCAAGACTCAAGCCTCGATGCTGGGTGAGTCCTGCGTGATCCTCGCGTGCGACGTACGCCACCTTCATGCGCTTGGGTATCTTATGCCCTAACCAGTCGACTCCTGCGACAAGATGATGAGCCAGATCGAGCGTGCTGAAGCTCTTTGCCGAGCCTGGGTCGCCCACTATGATGCCGTTGCCCCCACGCTGGATCAAACCCTCGACTGCCCACTCAATAGCCTCTGGAGTGTCCCGCATGAAGTCTTCGGCGCCTACCAGGATGTTGCGATCCCTGCTCCTGCCGAAGGCTCCCGCTTCTAACTCGGCGAATCTTTCTTTCAGTTCCTCCAGGATGTCTACCGCATCCTCGCTCTGGTCGCTGGCGCGAATCTGCCCGTCGTGGAAGATTCCCATCAACTGCCGCAGCAGGCTCTTGTCCTTCAATATCCGAACATAACTCTGGATATTGAAATTTCGCGGGATTCCTTCCTCAAGGCTGAGGATGTAGGGCAGACCTCCAACCGAGTCCAGTTCCCTGCGATGCTTGAGTCTCTCCGCGACCGTCTGAAAGTCGATAGATGTCCCGGTTCCCTGTAAATAGGCGAGTGCTTGGAAGATGCGCTGATTGCTGTCGAGCGAGAACGCATCAGAATCAAGCGTTTTCAACCCTTCAGCCAAGGCATCAGGGTACAGCATCATCGCGCCCAGCACGACCTTTTCAATCTCAGGCGCCGACGGGAGTATGGAAACCTTCACCACCCCACGAGGCCAATCAAAAGCAGTGCGGCGGATAGTCGGATAGTCATCGGGATCCCTCAAGTAGTTTTTGCCCTGCCATGACGGGTGCGGTGTTGAGTTGCGGCCGGCGAGCGGTGGTAAATCGCTCTCTGGCCTCGTCCATTACGTCCAGGACGTACCCTAGGCTCGGGAACAGCGTCTCTCCCTCGCGTGGAGTCGTCTCGGAGATGATCGCCATCGCCACCTGGAACGCGCGCAGATCAAGATCCTCAAGAGCGATCGCGTAGCTCTTTAGGCTGGTTTCGTCCGTGCTCGCCTGCCTGAAATTCGCCATCTTGGTTAGAGCTATTTGGATGTTTTCCCTCGCCGAGAATTTTGGCGAGAACTCCCATATTGCGATCTGCCTTGCTTGCAGGTACAGAGCCATTGCTGAAACCTCCGTGGTGCCATTCCTTCGGGTCGTCGAGATAACTGCCCCGGTTGTACCAAGTCGCAGGATGCGGGATCTTAGTCCTGTCGGGATTCTGGCCATCAGGACTCCTCGCGTAGAGCAAAGTCGCCTTGTAGAGCTTCCTGCGGGCCTCTATGGGGCTAATGCCGTCCCATTGCGCGAGATACGTCACGGCTTTAGCTATCGCCTTCAGAGCTGCCAATCGCGCGACCTTGCGCGGGTACGCCTGATAGATTGCTAAGATTTGTTCGCTTTCGGCGGTCACTTTGCTCCTTTGGCGGGTGAGCGGAAAATCCATCGTACTCTTGTCAAGACCTAGATTGATATTTATTTTTGGCGGGTGAAAAGTAGAGGAGCGGCCCTCTTCTCAGGAGGAAAGGATGGGCCGCTCGACTCTGGGCACGACGGAAGACCGCCATCCCCCATCGCGCCCGCTCATAGTAACAAATCGAGCGGCCCAGTTCGGTTTAGGCTTCAGCGCCGGCAGCGCCCCCGGTAGTGTCTTGGATAGGGCTACCGGCCAGTGTCTTGCGTTCGGTCTCCTCCGCGGCTGCTTTGGCTACTGCTGCGTCTGCTTCAGCCTGTGTGGGTACCGGGACGGCGACGACGGGAGTGACGCTGGATGAATGGCTCCCTCCTGAACCGTGCCGATATTCCTGTCCGGCAAGCGTCGAGGTATCGGATGTCAGTCCTGCGCCCTTCGTCTGAGTCCAGTCGTCGGCGTTCGTCTTGTACCGCTCCGCCCCTGAACCGGCTGCCTCGTTGCCCAAGCGATCGACAAATCTAGTGCCGACAGGACTCTCAACGCCTTCGTTGATGAGCGGACTCTGGACGGTTTCCCGATGGTGCTTGTCGCTCTGGACGACTCCTGCCTGTTCGACGGAGACGAGCGGTGCGACTGTATTGGGTTGGTTGTGAAAGATGGGGTTCTCCGCGTTGACTGGGGTCTTGTTGGGGTGGCCGCTGGGGTGCTTGGCTGAGTGGACTTGTCGTGTTGGATCGTTTGCCATTGGGTGGTTCCTCCGGGTCTTGCTGAATGGGTCGAACGGCTAAGAGTATCCTGCGGGCTAATGAATTGCCCTGCGTCGACGGGCCTGAGCAACCAGTTCATCCTCTTCTTCGTCCTCGTCGTCTTGATCTTCTCCCTCTTCCTCGTCGGGATCGTCTTCGGCAGGCTCCTCCTCGCTGGTGAAGTCCATCTCCGATTGAGAATAGACGCTTTCGAGGAAGAACGTCGCGTGGAGGTTCTCCCAAGCCCAGTCGCGGAGCTGGATGCTGGCAGGAACATAGGCCACCATCAGGAGGTCCAAGGTTCGCTTCTCGCCTTCGCCGGCCGATACCAAAGCGAGTTTCTGGAACTTGACGCCCGTGCTCACGATGACTGCTGGCTTGGAAACATCGGTGGTGAACGCCTCCAGCGTCATGCCTTCCATCTCGACGTTCAGGCTGGTCCTGTCGATCTTCGAGTCATCCTTCGCCATGACGGTGTAGGCTTCGGCAATCGCATCGTTCATGCCGAGGACGGCTTCGTTGAGCAGCGGGAGTTTGAGATCAAGCTTCACGCGGGACTCGCCTGCTTTGGTTCTCAAGTGCGTCCATGCCACGAGGGATGCCTTACGTCGGTGGCCCTCGAATAACTGCTGTAGCTTAGTTGCTTTCTGCTTCATGGTGTCCTTTCGTCCTGCGGTTGGTAATGCGGGTTAGAATCGGAAGTGCGGCTTTTCTACAAAGTCCGCAAGGCGGGCATCGAGAATACGCTTGATTACCTCTGGTATTGTGCGACCATAAACGCCCGCCTCCAACAACTTCTCAAGCACAGTTT